CCTTTTCAGTAAGACGGCGCAGCTTTCTGGCCAGCCGCCCCTGATCAAGATGTGAAAAGCCGCTTTGAGTGTATGAGGTGAAATTTCCTGATTCCGTCAGGTATGGCGGATCGCAATAGACCACATCCCCGGCACGAACCAGCGCAAGCGTTTCGGAGTAATGCGCGGTGATGAAAGTTGCACGCTTTGCCTTTTCAGCAAATGCACGGACTTCTTTAAGCGGGAAATAATTTTTCTTGTACTTCCCGAACGGGACATTGAACTGGCCACTGCGGTTGTAACGGCAAAGCCCGTTAAAGCCGTGGCGGTTCAGGTACATGAAACGGGCAGCGGCTTCAACGCTTTCAGCTCCAGGCGCCTTTCCTGACAAATTGAACGCATCCCGGACGGCATAGTAAAAAATAGCGCGGCTCTCCTGTTCACCTAACGCCCCGGCAGAAAACAGGGCTTCAAGCTCCATTAGAAACGCGTCGGTATGGTAGGCCATCGCCTTATACAAATTGACTAAATCCGGGTTCAGGTCAGCGATCAGGTATTCGTCATAATCAGTATTCATCATGACGGCGCACGAACCCGCGAAAGGTTCCACCAGGCGTTTTCCTTCCGGCAGATGGCCACGCAGCTGCGGCATAAGGCGGACTTTGCTGCCCACCCATTTAAGAGGCGTTTTTACTGCCATGCTGCACCGCCTTTGCTGCAAATGGCCGCAGCCTCTTCACGGATCAGCTCTACGATTTCGGCAGCGCTTAGCCCTTCATTTGCGGCAAAGGTGGCCAGCTTATCCAGACGGGTGGAACACAGATCAGCTGCTGCAACCTTCCCCTCCTGCGTGGCCTTAATAAGCATTGCCATCAGGTCAATACCTGATTCTGTTGCGGGTAAATTATGACGAGTCATGTGCATTTTGGTTTCCTCAGGGCAAAAGAATCCCCGGCCACCGCAGGGATGGCCAAAAATTCAGGCAGTTAATTAGTGGAAAGAGACGGTAACGGGCGCGGCTGAGTAGCTCGGCGCGGGTATCTGGTGAAGCTCGTAGGTATTGCGCCACCACTCCTGGATCAGCGCTTTGACTTCCCCAGCGCCCAATGACCCGGCGATGTAATACATGGAACGAATACTGGCCAGCGCTTCAACCTGCTGGAACTGACTTTCCGCTTCACGGTAAACACAGCACCAGTACGCAACATTCACAGCCAGCCAGTGGCGTTTGTTTGTCATATGCTCGGTGTCGTTAAAGAAAAACGGATGTAAGGCCACACGGCCATTTTTAACGGTGCTTTTCTCCAGAAAGAGAATGGCGTAATTGTGTGGAACACCCCACGCTGCCAGCTCCTGTCCTAGTTCTTTGGCGTTTACAGAGATAATGGACACTAATGATTCTCCTGCTGTTGCATCTTATGAACGATATGAGGCGCGATAATCATCTGCACGCCATTACTGCTGTGGATCGGATGTGCCTTTTTCACCTGGCGGTTGGCGCTGCGCTTTGAAAAATCGCTGTCGCTCAAACTACCGAACCCTTCAAACGTCAGGCGCGCCCTGGATATGCCCTGGCGCAGCTGAATCATTGCCCGGTAGTCCAGGTGTTCGAATAACTCTGACCAGGAGCATTTGCTCAGATGGGCTTTGAAAACGTCCATTCCGGATGCTACTGCGGCCGCATGTAAAACAATCCCGCGCCACTCTGGTGTTAATTTGTCCCACCATTCGGCGGCTTCGCTTTTCTCACTCCAGTATTTACGGCGGATATTCCCCAGCCACTTCAGGCCAATTTCCTGCTGCTTTTCGCTAATGGCCATAACGCCTCCTGATAATCCCAAACAAACGAAACCACCATGGACGGCGAGACGAACGGGCATTGAATTTGTACTGGTGGCCAGGGTTCCAGCGTTGGCCGTTTGGCAGTTCAAGCCAACCAGTTGACCCGCTGGCCAGCTGCATAGCCGAAGATTCTTTTTTGAGGTAGGTTACGAAAGGTTTCATTGTTTCCCCCTCAACGTAACAGTATGATTGCCGAGATATTTAGCCATGCCCGGCACATGGGTATGCGATCGATTACCGGAGGATCTGGCAAGACAAACCGGTTCAATATTCAACCGCACACAGGAGCTACAAATATGTCCGACGATGACGACAACAAATTTCATCGACTTCACAAACCCGCACCTGCACCAATGAAAGACCAGAGTGGTGAAGGTGATAAAAAACAGGAATAAACAACCATGAGTAACAAGCCAGCCTCTGACCTGAAATTTCAGGCAACCTACAGCTATTACCTTGAAGTGATGACCGAAACATTCAATCGTCGCACTGATAACCTTATGAATTTTCTGCTTATCCTCACTGGAGGACTTACTAGCGTAGGGGTTCAGTTCGGCTGGCTTTGCGGTCTTCTCGCTATTGTTTTTTCTGCTTACCGTGTGGCATATAAACCCGCCGATAAAGCCGCCAGTGCAGAAGCACAAAAAAAACGCTACTCTCGATTGCTGTGTGATGTAGATATGGCTTCTGACGCAGAAATCGCCAGACGTCTGGAAGAACTGGAAGAGTTCGATAGTAATGCCCCGACCTCTCTCTGCAATCCTGCAAGAAACAGAGCTTCTATCGAGCTCTACCATAAAATCGAACCGCTGACGAAGTTTGAAAAACTCATGGCTTTTCTGGCTGGCGGCATCCCCAAGTAATTTCATAATCGCATCCTCTTTCTTCATATCAGGCCGCCAGCGCTGGTTGTCACCAGATCTACCGCTGCGGCCAGCACTGGAGCAGAATGAATACGACTTTCAACGGTGTAAGCCAGAACGGAAAGGGAACGAATTGCATCGCGGGCGCGATCAAGAATTTGTGTGCGGCGCGCAGCGGTCATGTGTTCAGTTGATACAGCTTCCCCAGCGATTGCGCCCACATTTGCAGTGGCGCTCAACGCGCAATATTGCATGTTGGCTTCAGTGGCGTTATTGACCGGAACGGAGGGCAAGCAGTTAATCTGCCCCAGCATCCCATCCAGCAATCGGGCATCCTCCGTGTAATCTGTGATAGCCAGCAGCTCGTCACAGGTCAGGCGGTGCGGTTGAATTGGGTTCAACTTATTGCGCAGGATCTGCGGACGCATACCAACGGCAGCGGCCACATCTTCCAGATTGTGCGACAGCGCAAACGCTCGGCAAGCTGCATCAAAATGTGCATGTTTGGAAGTTTGGTAATCAAACATAGTCAGCACCCTCTCAGCGTTTCAAAATCGAATCAGTTAAGTACGATGTTGCAACCCGCGAGGGCGTCTATGGTCAGAGCCGCGATATTAATCATGACTTTTTCACGACCCATATCTTTGCGAAGGCGGTGACGTGGTAAGCGGCCATCTTTCAGCATTGCTTCAACGGTATCTTCCGGTAAACCAGTGAGTTCGATGTACTTCTCTTTTGAGATAGAAGGGACGGGCAGATTGATTGAAATGTTAGTGGTCATAGTGCAAGATTCCTCGTTTGAGTCTTAAACCGTAGCTAGCGGTGACAAGTATTAATAACTCCATTTCCGTACTTCAAGCGGAAGGCTAATGCTTCAAATGGAGTTAGTCAACAATTAAAACTCCAAAGGCGTAATTATGGACTTCAATAGAGGCGGGCAGGAAGTAATCAAGCGATTACTAATTGCTTATGGATTCAAGACAAGACAGGCGCTTTGCGAACAGCTTGGCGCATCAACTAGCACAATGAGCACAAGATGGATGAGGGATATTTTTCCCGCAGACTGGGTTATTCAGTGCGCGATGGAAACAGGCGCTTCGCTTGAATGGCTCTCCTTTGGGAAGGGCGAAGCCTTCCATAACGGAGCGGAAAACTCTCCAAATGAGTACAAAAAGACGGCCAACGACAACGCCATGGGTGATGTGGTCGCGGTTCCTCGTAAGAAAATCATTGATGGGAATTTGTACGAATCCAATTTTTATATGCTCGATAAGGCAATGCTTCCCTCTCACCTCAGCAAGCCGGTAATCATCCTTGATGACGAAATCCCGTACGTCGCAGACATGAAAACTGACGAATTATCGGATGGAACATGGGTTGTTGAAATTGAGGGAAAAACAAGCATTAAAGAGCTGACCCGTATTCCTGTTGGCAGGGTGCTTGTAGCCCCAATATCTGGCGGCCAATCTTTTGAATGTGGGATCAATGACCTTAAGCCATTAGCTAAATGCCACTATTACCTAATGTCGAATGTTTGATGGTGCGAACATCAAACATTGACACTGTATA